ATGGTATTTGATACTCTTGCTCGGCCTGGTTGGGGAGTCAAATCAACGAGGAAGGTCGGGACAGCATTGGAGCGAGGCCAGGAAGCTTCACGCGGTCACCTCGCAATTCAGGCTGTAATGAACGAAGCCGCCGAGCAAGCCGTAGCCATAGACTCAAAGATCGTCAACCACATTAACCGCACGGACCCGCGGATGGTCGAGTCGCTACAGATCGAACGCCTCGCTGGTGACGCTGACCCCGGCTTCGTCCACCTGAACAACGCCGTCGACGATTTCATTGCCAACCAAAATGTCATCATGCGTACTAGACTTAGTGACTACGATGTATCAAGTATAGCCGTTGCACGGCTTGGAGTAGGAGGAGCTGCTCAGAGGGGCCAAGGATTCCCTATTCTCGAAGCTGCAAGTCTTCAGAAAGCTATTCATATTGCAGAGCCCTTTGAAGTTGCAGCTTCTGTGAACATAGCGGATCAAGCTTCGGATATAGCATGGCAACTCCGGGACACTGATATTGGGGTTGGCACTCATATCAATATGGGTATGGGACAATTCATCCCCCGATCCGCAGACGATCTCCTGTTCAGCTTCCGCGACCCCACAACGGTAGTCACAATCGACGGCCCCTTCAAGCAACTCGACATTGCCGCAGCCAAATGGCCTATACGCGAGTCACGGAACTCGCCAATGGGTAGCATCCTGACTCAAGGCGAGTTCGTCGTCAAGTCTATCGACAAGGTTGAAAATGGCCACACAATCATCCACCTTGAACAATTGTCCACGTTCAGCCCGCCCAAAACCCCACCGAAACCCAAAACCCCCAAGACTGGGCCTCCTGTGAAACCCAAAACTGGTGGAGCCACCCCGGTGGAGAAGTTAGAGAACGAGCTGAAGCGCATCAACGATGATTTGTTCAAACGCCTCGCAGGCAAGGAAGGCCCTGATGTTCCAAAGCTCGATGACATAGACAAGCTCGAAGTGGACAAAGTACTCTCAGGCATAGAAGTTGAGAAAGCTTTGGGTAGTGAGAAAGCTATGGATATTACCTTATTCGACGTGCGCCAGTTCGACCCCGATCAGATAACTGGGGCTATGAGAAAATTCGCGGGCAAGCTCGGCGGCCCAGGTCTATTAGGATTTCCCAGACGTACGAAGCTTGGTCTCGAAGACTTCCTTGATGATATAAGCAAACTCATGGAAATTGTCACTAAAACCAATAAGCTGAACGTCTCCAAGAAGACCCCTCTGGAATTAAATTCTCTCGGAAACAAGACCTTAAACGCGGATGACATCTCTAGAATCCTTGATTATGTCCAGGGCGGCTTATGGGATGCCCAGCCGGATCCGACCGGCGCAACAGGTGTAAAGGGAAACTGGCCCGTAGATCTTATTGAACACATACAGGCAATGTCGAGAAAGTTTGGATGGCTAAAATGAAAGCCATAACGCAAAACGGGAAGCTCATCGAAGCCCTCCAAGGCATATCAGACTCGCTAGTACTGATCGCCAAGGCCCAATGCAGGCTAGCAAGCTTACCCCACCCAGATTTGGACGAAGCCGTCGACTCCGAAGCCGCCTTTATGGGCACAGACCGTGAACTAATATCCGAACGACGGGCCGAAGCAGAGAAAAGACGTATGCATGGCATCAAAGATGACTGAAGTCGAGAACCTAATCGTCGAATCTAGCCGCGTACCCATCAACGTGAAGACAAAAGACGCCAAACCCAGCTCGAAGACTCGACTGGCACCGAAAAAGGTCGCCGAAGCCAAGTCCACGGCCATCGAACTGCTCGAAAAGGCCACTTCGGGCTCCAAAGAGGATATTTCGATGATGGAAGCTCGCCTCACACGCGGCGAGGTGTCCCCACGGGCCGTTTACGAGGCATTTGAGGTCCTACAAGACGCAATTGGGGGTCGAAAGGCCCTCGCAGAGCTACTTCAGCACTGCCCAGACAACTCATTAGCCTATGCGGGCATCACTCGCCTCATGGCGGACCCAGATTTCCTCCGTGGCAACGACGAAACCACCACATATGCCCTAGATGTCCTCGCACGCCGCGCAAAACTCCCCTTTAACGCCATGGTAACCGCGTTTAGGGACGCAAAAGTGGCTAAAATGGCCATAGAAACCCTATTAAAAGCCTCAACCGCCGTTCCGCTAATCGTGGAACAAATTACCGAAGATGCCTCGAATCGCCTCGTAACGTGCTCACTTTGCGATGGAAAAGCCCGAATACCCGTGATTCAACACGGAGAATTCCTACTTGATGACCACAGCGACGTTGTCACCCAGATTTGCCACGCCTGCCGGGGCAAGGGCTCAACATTCGAGAAGCACGACATACAAAATCGCAAGCTCCTACTCGACCTCGCAGGTTTATCGAAGGACAAGCCTCTGATTCAACAAAACTTCGAGCAGCACGCCGATGTATCCGTCAACTTCACACCCGGCGATGGTGGCTACGAGAAGGTCATGCAAGCCGTCGACAAAATCATGAAGGTGGACGACGTGATCGAGGCAGAAATCATAGATGGCTAAACGAAAGCGGAAAGTGTTCAAGCCCTCGGGGCCAATCGTCATAGTGCGATGGCTTGATGCGTACCACGACGCTAACCCCGATGCGGACGACCTCAAGAAACCCGGCTACGTTTTAGAGAGCTGTGGCTACCTCGTCGCCAACACCCGCACGCACATCAAGATCGCCATGGAAGTGGATCCCGCAGTAACCAACGCTGGCCGCGAACGAACGACCATCCCGAAATCCCTTGTGATCGAGTATTTTGTCATAAACCCAAAAGATGTATTCACAGAAGACAATATCAGCAGCAGCGAATAAGATCGAGGCGAACTTCCCGATCACCCTGCGCGAGTACACGCCCGAGGAGGTGGACCACTGGGTCGAGCGCATAAACTCGGCTATCGACCGCAACTCGAACAAGGACAACCCGCGACTGACGCGAGGTTTGGAGCAGGACGAGATGGACTTCATGACCAACGAGCGGTTCATGACCAAGATCTCCTACCCCTACTTCGCCACCCGCTATTGCTGGATCAAGCCCGACAAGGGCGGCGAACAGAAAGTTAGGTTCTGGGAATCCCAAGAACTCCTGTTGAACGTCATCAGTGAACTCGAAGATGCCCACAAGCCCGTCTTGATTATGCTCCTAAAAGCAAGGCAGATTGGTGCATCCACAGTCGCCGAGACAATCCTCGCCCACAAGTGCATGACCGCCTTTGGCACGAACTCGCTAATCGCAGCCGACGAGCCCAAGCAATCTGCGTTTCTATTCAACATGCTCTTGCGAGTCTTGAACCGCCTGCCCTTCTGGCTGCGCCCCCACGTTGAACATAAGGTCAAGGGCACAGAGCTTTTCTTTGATAGGTTGGATTCGTCGATATTCGTGGACAGTGGCAACAAGCGAGTTGGTGGTGTAGGTCAGGGCAAGACGTTCCAGAACGGCCACTTGTCGGAGATGGCGACGTGGGAAGACTCGAAGATGGTCGAGGAGGATCTCATACCAGCGGTACTGTCCGGCATGAGCCCCAACATGTTCTTCATCATGGAGTCCACGGCGAAGGGCTACAACCACTGGCGGCGCTGGTGGATCGCATCGAAGAAGGATAACTTCCATGGCTTCGTGCCAGTCTTCATTCCGTGGTGGTCGATTAAGGAAAAGTATGCCGCCGACCCAACCGGGGGCTGGTCTCCATCGAGCGCCATCACGCTTGTCGCGGATAACCTCAAACAAGTTGGCGTCGACCTAACACGCAAGCAAATGTACTGGTGGGATCGCACCTACGCCTCGTACAACGAAACCAATAGGCTGAACGCCTTCTACGCGGAGTACGCGGGTTCGGACAAGGAAGCCTTCCAGTTGGGCGGCCAGTCAATTTTTCCCATCAGCGTGATCCAAGAGCTACGCCAATCAGCCCTGCTCAAGACGCGCAAGATGGCCGCAGTCTACTCAATCCAAAATAAGGGAGAAATAAAGTAATGCACTCACACGCACACAATGACCATGACTCCCTAAGCTACTGCGACACGCCGTATTGTAGGAGTTGCGCAACAACTGGAATTGTTGAAAATCAGCTCGCCTGCGAGCACACTTTGACCTCGTGATGAGGTCTTGGTGTATGTGAGGGGGGGGGTACTATTATAGTACCATACCCACAACGATATGTCAAGTGCCATTGATAAATTAGAAGCCTACCAGATTGGGCAGGATTATCGTTTCGCAAGGCTGCGCGAATTCGAGATTGATGAAACTGATCCTCCCATGGGTGTCCTCACCATGTGGGAACCCCCCGAGCCTGGTGGCTCGTTTGAGTATACGGTGGGTGTTGATCCGGCTTGGGGTCTCGGCAAGGGCTCGGATAGAGCTGCGATTCACGTGATACGGAATGGCACGATGCACACGATGGACACGCAGGTGGCGGAGTTCGTGAGTGAGGATACGAATGTCCATGAGCTGACACCAATTTGCTATATGATTGGCAAACTCTACGCTTCACAGGGCCGTGAGGCCCTCATGACGGTTGAGTGTAATATGGGCGAGGAGATCGTTTATAACTTGCGTACGAAGTATAATTATGCTAATATATTTGTACGAAAAACTTACGACTCCATCAAAAACATCCAGACCAACCGTATGGGCTGGCTCACGACTCAGCGGACCAGACCCAAGCTGATATCCAAAGCCCTACAGTATGTGAAGCAGGGTTGGTGGGACATTCGGTCGCCGTGGCTTATCAATGAGATGCAAACTATTGAGAAACATGAGGATAAAGCCAAAATTGAAGCTGCTGCTGGTACGCATGATGACATTTTTATGGCTGCGTGTATAGCTTTGTGGTCGGCGCATGATGCGGAGTTTTCTGAGGACCGGATGGAGTTGGCCCAGAGGCGAGAGCTAAAACGCGTTGAAAAACGTGCAGCGGCGTTCCATGCCCTTGAGCCACGTGAGACTCGCAGAGATTACGCGAACATGGCTTATAGTGTGGATGATGTCGACCGAGATGTCTACAAATTACTAGGGGGATAGTATGATTATCAATGATTTAGAGTTGCCGGATGCGTTATGGCGGAAGGTAAGGAAGATAGCTGGAGATCAAGAGGTTACTGATGCGGAGTTGCTAGAGCGCTTGTTGAAGCAGGCGTTGAAGTTTGGGCTGGAGAACAACACCAAGCGGCTTGTGCTTCAAGGCAATGACCTTGCGCAACTTCAGAGTTACTTTGACAAGATCCTTCGCACGCCCGCCGATTTGGTGCAGCGAGTGAAGTCTTCGCAGACTGTGAGGTTTGATGGTGGATTGACGGTAAATCTCCACGAGGAAGACCTCTTTGCACTACGGAGCATGGCAGAGGGTATGAGTTCGGTTGATCCTGATAAGTACATTCAGGATATTGTGGTCGAAGCTTTACAAACACTTCTTTACGGCTCGCCAATACCGAGGTAACTATGCCCTTACGCGAATACGGCTGCTCTGCGGGGCACATCACTGAGAAGTTCTATCACACCACTAACTTAGATGAGACACCTAAGTTAATTGGCTGTGGGGACCTCGATTGTTGGTCAGATGCGAAGCTCCTGTTCAGTGCGCCCCAGATTGACACAGCTAGCACCTTCCATCCTTTTGAGTGGACTGGGCCGGATAAGCAGAAGTGGAGTATTACCAACTTGCACAAGTTGAGGCAAGTTGAGAAGGTATACGAGCAGACACCCTACAAGTGTAGATTTGATGCGTACTCGGCGGACCCCAGCAATCCTGATGCAGAGGATGGGTTTGGTCTGCCTCCTTGGGATGGCCTGCCCGGTTCGACAGAGGGTAAGGGTTTCTCTTTACCCGTGAGGGACGACTAATGGTTTATAAGACGATGACTATAGTTGAGGATTCGGTCCTTTGGTGGCTTCAGCCCCGACACATTGTGTGTCGCTGCGGTAGGCTTATGCCCGGAATGCGGGTTGTGGAAGGAAAGCGAATCCTGATGAAATACGAATGTGACGATATGGCGTGTATGATTACCGTCATCCTAGCGCACGATGAGAGTAAGTTAGATGCCAACGACAATTAAATCCCCAATGGATAGTGCAGTACCAGTGTTTCAATCGGGTGAGCAACCGGGGCGAGCTGAGGGTACTATTAAGACCAAGTCCGATATTCCAAGGTCCGAGTACGAGCAGGAGCTACTTACGTGGGTCCGTACGGCTATGCGTGAAGGGGTGTCGTTGCTGGAAGGCGAGACATCCATTGAGGATGTCGACGAGAACAAGCAGATTGTCATGGGTGACTATAGTCAACCTGCTGGGCGGGGAGCACTTGGCGATACTAGGTCAAGCGTGGTGGTTGGCCGGATTGGCAAGAACATCGAAGATCTCGCGTCAGCTATGAGTGATTTCAAGCCTAGTGGGGACTTTCGTACCTACAATCCCATGTTCGAGGGGCAGGCACAGATCCTCAACAAGCTGCTGAACTCGTGGTGGTATCAGATGGACATCGACCTGAAGATACTCCTCGCAGTCAAACAAGCCCTGACGTGCCGCACTGCCTATGCCCACATCGTCTTCAATCCCACCTTGCATGGTGGGTTAGGTGACCTCGATCTGCTCGTGAAGGATTATAGGGATGTAATTCCGATTCGTCCCAACTCCAAGCTCTCGATACAAGATAGTCTGGGCGTCATCATCAAGAGTCGCAACACCTTGAACTGGGTGAAGGCTCGGTATGGCGAGAAGGCTAAAGCCGTCCAAGCCAATAGTGGCTCGCCTACAATGCTGAGTAGGGTGAGCGCGAAACTGCGCAAGATTACAGTTATGGAGGCGTTGGGCACCACTCAAGCGACTGAGGAGATTGCTGTTCCTACTTACGACCATTGCGAGATTTACCTCAAGGACTCCTCCATCAATGGTGGTACCCAGCGCGTGTGGGTTGGTCCCGGCCCGGAAGACGACAGCCCTTGGGGCTACTGGGTTGAGCCAAAGCAACCTCTTTACCCACGAGGTAGGTTGGTGGTGGTGGCAAATCTAGATACCGTGCTATATGATGGTGGCAACCCCTTTTGGCATGGGATGTTCCCAGTCGTTAAGCTGACTCCCAATCCTTGGCCGTGGTCCATGTTGGGCAAATCGGCTATGATCGACGCCAAATCAGCTCAGTTTGCCTCAATTAAAATATTGCGAGGGATGCTTGACTCAGTCGATCAGGCCCTCAATCCCGGCACGATTCTCGATGGAACCGCCATACCACGGGCGTTGGTAGATGAGATTGATACGAGAGAGCCGGGATTTAAGCTTCTTGCTAATCCGTATGGTGCTCAAGGTATTACAGTTGTGCCACCGCCCACATTGCCTGACTACGTCTCAGGAATGGGCAGTTTGCTGGACCAGAAGATCGACGAGACGATGGGCATCCTCGATATGCAGTCGTTGGCTCAGTTTCGGTTGTCAGCATCACAGGATGTAGAGCAACTACTAGAAGTAGTTGGACCGAGTGTCCGCACTCGGGGTAGGGTTTTGGAAATATTCATCCGTGAGCTCGTAGAGCTTATGCTGTCGAACTTCTTCCAGTTCTACACCAAGAAGCGCAGACTCCAGATGCTTGGGCCGGAAGGTCTTGATATAGAAGACTTTAAGTTTGATCCAGACTCGCTCGTCCCCGGCTTTGAGCAGGAGGATATCGAGAAGGCTGAGTTTGATAACCCGCAGCAACAGCTTGATAGATTCTTCAAACTCCGCGATGGTAGTGGTAAGCTTGAGTTGAAACCCCGAGCCGCTCGGGCGCAGCAGCACTCGAAGTCGTTCAATTATTACATAGCGCCGAATAGTCTGTTGCAGATCAGCAAGACGCAGGATAAACTCATGTATCTCCAGTTGTTCCGAATGGGCATCATGGACCCTGTAACCTTGCTTGAGAAGCTTAATGTGCCGAACATTCCGCAGATCTTGACGCGGATGCAAGAGGCTGAGCAGCAAGGGTTTACGGGTGTCGTTTCCGCCGCAGGGCGGAAGTCTACCGCTCAGACTATGCCACGAATGGTGATGAAGGAATCCCAATAAATAGTTCTTGACACAGCACGCAAGGCGTGTTATACTCTTAACAATAGTTTTATTATGCCTGTAGTTCCTGTCCCTTCTCCTGCCTTAGACAACGTACCCCCTTCACCTAGTCAGCTAGGTGCTGGAGAAGCCCCGGAGAACCTTACCTTTGAAGCACTTCAACCACAAGTTTCTCTGTCTGCCGACACGCAGACGGTACAGGTTGCCCTTGAGACGGCTGCGGCTATCGGAAAGGGTTTAGATCTTTTGGGACAAATGTTCCCAAACTTCGGTCCTACGGGGTCCTCATTGCAGGATCAGCTTAGGGCAGCACTCAAAACAGCATTGGAGCAAGGCTTTGCATCTAGCTCGGAGCCCTCACAGCAACCACGAGGTCAGTTTTCTGGCTTAGTTGGGCAGTAAGGGAAGACTAGCGCAGAGCACGGAGGCACGATGGCATTTGATTCCAAAAAGTTTTTTAGCGAACTTCAAGCGGATATCGAACTGAACGACGAGCAGAAGGCAGCGTTTGACTCTGTCCTGACGATTGTTGGTGACAACGATAAGTTGTCTAAGCGGTTCGAGGAAACTACATTGCGGCAGAGCGACTTCTCTCGTCAGAGTAGAGAGCTTCAGGATAAGATTGGCGAGGTCCAGTCCTATCGTACGAAGCTTGAAACTTGGGAGCAGGATACTCGAACGGCATATGACGAAGAGCGCAAAAAGTTATCAGACGTTTCGCCAAGCGGAACGCTTAATGATTCAACCAACCCTGAAGGCTACGTAAGTACTGATGTCTTTAAGGAAAGCATGGATCAGCTTCAAGGCAATGCTCTGGAAGTTATGGCGACCTTGAACGATTTCTCTTTTGACCACTTCAAGCGGTTCGAGGAAAAGTTGGACAGCAAGGCTTTGTTTAATTATTCGATTAAGGAAAGCGTTAGCCTCAAGGAAGCTTACAACCAGATGATTGCACCTAAACTGGAAGAGCAGCGAAAAGCAGATGTCAAAGCTCTTATCGAACGTGAGCGTCAGGAAGCGGTAGACGAGTTTAAGTCTACTAACGACTTCCCAGCTCAGTACGAACAGGCCCGTCCCGGCAATGCGGATATTCTCAATCAGCCAGTTGATGAACGTCCTGCCGTGGGTAAAGAAGCTGCTGTCCTTGCGTGGGTGGATTCTCGAAAGAAAAAGTAGTTTAGGAGAATTACGTGGCTAATAACATTACAAACGAAGTTAACGTTTTCGTAAATGATTATATCGTACCCGGAGTCGTGGACGGTGTATTCAAGAACGATCCGTTGCTTGCGCACTTGAAAGCCAATAACCTGACTGTTCACCCCGGTGGTCGTCAGTTTCAGGAGAACTTCCGCTATCGTCCGATGATCGGTGGAAAGTACCCTGTTGGTGGAGCGTTCAACGTTACGAAGCGTAGAACCGCCGATGCTGGTCAGTTCAAACTGAAGCATCACTATGTCAACGTGACCGAGTTCCTTGAGGAGCTGGACATTGAAGCGAAGGGGCCGAACGCGGTGTTCTCGCTGCTCCAGAACGATCTTGAGGGCGCGGCTCAGACGATGAGTGCGATCCTTGCCATCGAGTTGTATAACAGCGACTCTAGTGGTTTGGACCAAGCCATGAACGGATTGCCCGAGATTATCAGCGACGGCTCAGCGTCCTCGTATGATGGTACGACTTACACGACCTATGGTGGTGTGACTCGCTCGGCTGTCAACAACGCTCTTGATGGGCAGATCACGCGAGTTAACGCTGCGATCACTTACAAGCAGCTTGAGGAAGCCTACAACGACGTTGTGCTTGGCGACATCGAGCCCAACTTGATCGTCACGACCAACCGGGGGATGAGCTACATCAAACAGCGATTCCATCCACAGTACCGTGTGACCCAGCAAGACCCGAAGATCGGGTTTACAGGTGTTCAGTTTAACAACGCAACCATTCTTCAGTCTCAGTATGCTCCGGGTACTCAGGGTACTGACGACTCGGATCTTGGTAACTACTACGATGCGAGTGGCGAGACTCTGTGGATCTTGGTGACTGATGCGCTGAAAATGTGGGTGACTGATGCTAAGATGTTCCAGTTCGGCTTCTCGGGCTTTAAGTGGTCTGTTGATTCGACAATCGTTAGTGGTCAGTATTTCGCGTCTGTTAACATCACCAGTCCTGCGCCTCGTTTGATGCACCAGCTCTGGGACATCACGGGCTAAGGGAGAACTACAATGACTAACAGATTAGATTCAAATCAGGCATACATCGGTGATAGCACAATCGCCGCATACTCTGAAACCAACCTGCGCTATCCCGGCAATCTCGGCGGGATCATCGTTCAGGACGGTATTACCTACCAGCTTGTTAAGGTTGATACGTCGACCACAACTGTCATCGCCGGAACTCCGGTTGTGTGGCAGGACATTGATAGCTACGAAGTAACCGCCGATATTAGTGATGCTGAAGACGGATCTGGGATTAACCTCCCGGCTGGCGTTGCTCTGGGTTCGGTAACAGCCGCAGATCACGCCTTCATTATCGTTAACGGTAAGTACTCGGCTGTTCTCACGAACGGCGACGATGATATCACTGCTGGTGCTGCTCTGGTCGTTGACGCCGACGGCGTCGTAGACTCGGTTGCCCTTGGTACTGCTCCAACCCATCAGCCTCTTGGCTACGCTACGGCGGCTGACGTCGATGGTAGCAATACTGTCGCTGCTTACATCTGCCCGCCGCACAACGGTTGGTAGGAGGGGGCTAAATGGCTGCACAAACTCCAGAATCGGGGACTATCACATCTACCGTATGGGGAGACAAGGTTATCTTCCATATGACGTTTGCTTCGGTTGCCGATGGTGATACCTTCGACGCCTCTACTTATTTAGGTATTGTTGAGAGTGCCTCGCTTGTTTCAGATGAGTCAATTGCATCGTCTTGTGTACAAGCTAGTGCAGGTGCAACAACACTAACCTTTGAGGTTGCTAGCGGCACACCAGATCTTTACGTTACTTTCTGGGGGTCCTAGCCCTCCTCTAAACGGGGGAGTTTACACTCCCCCTAAGTCAAGTGGCAAACGATACACTTCGCCAGATGGCCCGAGAGGTTCGGCTTTACAACCCCACGGTTCCCATCAAACTAGCTGAGCGGTGGATCAACAACCGCTACCTGCGCCTTTGCGAACGCTTTATGTGGTCGTTCAAGTTGGAGCAGGGACAGTTTAAGGTCCCCGACGAGTATTCCACTGGCACCGTCACGATGACTGATGGTGCCACAACTATCGTTGGGGTTGGTACAACCTTCACCTCGGGAATGGTTGGCCGCCAATTCAAGGTCAACAACTACGTTTACACAATCGCTACATTCTCATCCACAACTGCCATCACTATCGACCAGGCTTGGGAGAATGCAACAGAAGCCGGTTTGAGTTTTTCAATCGTGCAAGCCTACATCACCCCGTCAGAGTCAGACTTCCAGTCCTTCTACACAGTAGTCGACCCGGTCGACTCACGACCAATTCGGATAGCACTTTCCAAGCGTTACCTCGACTCACTTGACCCAGAGCGATCCACCTCAAGTTCGCCCCGAACTCTGTATACACAGATCTACAACTCAAGTAATGTCCCTAGATACGAATTGTGGCCTCATGCGACGGCCCAGCGTAACTACCCATATATTTACGAGAAGCGAGTTGCAAGATTAACAGCCTCTCAATCGCCGCCGGGTATCATTAGATCCGATGTACTAGTTAGCGGCGCTTTGGCCGACCTTAGTCGCTGGCCGGGTACTGCAACGCAGCCCAATTTGATGGCTGACGCAAATCGTCTCAACTGGCGCATGTTTGAGCAAGAGTACAAGGTGCTCAGCGACGAGTTGATTCGAGAAGACCAGAACATTTATTTGAACAACTTTATGCGCAAGCATAAGATTAGTAGCAGCCCAGTTCCGATGGATGCTGACTACTTCCGCAACCATGCCGTGTAACACGGCGTAAGGAGAAACACAATGGTTAATGTAACAAAAATTGCTAGCCCTTTTAAGGATGCCGTTACCCCGGTGGCCGGTGGAGAAGTTAAAGGTAACCTCGGTGCCAAGCTCACGGGTCAGCAGGCTACAGATTCGGGAATGAGTCAGACTCAGGGTACTATCGATGTAAGTTCTCTGCCCGAGAATCTGTCCGATATCCTTAACGGCGCAAAGTAAAGGATAATTAAATGGCTGGACAATCCCGTATGGCTCCTCGCAATGAGGAGCCCCGGCCCGTTGTCGGTAACACAATTGAGATTGCGGCTACGGTAACTCGCCCATCCAACACTACAGCTTACGCGGCAAAGGATACTGTTGCGGACGAAACGTCCGGTGCAACAATTATTAACTTCCCCAATGCTGCAATGGAAGCCAATCGTGGCGGCTACATTACTGGCGCGACGATCATGACGGATCAGGTCGCAAATACCGCACAGTTCAAGCTCCATCTCTTTCACACTACACCGACTGTCCTCAGTGACAACGTTGCTATGACTGCGCCGCTGTTCGCCGACCGCGCAAAGTACATTGGGTCAATCACGTTCCCTGCCGTCGCAAGCGAGGACGCTTCCGCAGGAGCGGCCTTTGCGCAGGCTACTACAACCGCTGAACCTCAGTTTCCAATTCCTTTTGTAAGCGCTACCGCAGACTCAGACATCTATGCGATGCTAGAAACTATCGACTCGTTCACACCAGCTAGCGCACAGATCTTCTACATAGTACTGCGAGTCGAACAAAACTAGATGAATACTCACATCATCAGACTACTCTACT